TTATTTTAGCGGCAATATATCTGTCAAAAGATTTTTAGAGGTGCTGCATGATAGGGGAAGTTGCAGCAGTCCTTTCAGCGTTAAAAGCCTTAAATGATGGATTAAGTACCCTAAAAGAAAGTGCCGGACACGCTGGTTCTCTTCAATCTTTAGTAGGGAAATGGGGGGAAGCCTCTGAAAAATACAGGGATGTAGAGCGTTCCAAAGCAGGTGCAATGAGCTACAAAGAAGCTCTTGCTATGGAGTCTGCAAAGCGGCAATTAGAGAATTTTGACAGGCAATTCAAGGACATATGCCTGATACAGGGTCAGGGAGATCTGTACACCAGCGTCAAAAACCGCATGGAAGAGAGCAGATTAGCCCACGAAAAAGAAGTTGCGAGGATAAAGAAGCGTAGAAAAGAGATAAGTCAGTGGATCAAGATGGGTAGCACGGTAGCTTTTGGTTGGGTGGCTTTTATGTCATTCATTTATTTTTTTATCTGGATGTGGGAGAACAGGCTAATTGAGTGATAATGGCATTTCTGTTAGTTGTTGTTGTGAACGGGGAAATAGTATCGGATGACCGTATGCTTTTTAAAAACGTCTACCGTTGCAATGAGTTTGCTTTGGCTATAGAAGAGGGAAGAATGGGGCCGAGAAACAGAAGATATTCAAGAAACAAAAACGTCACAGCATACTGTATCCCAAGAATGATCAATAAGAACACCCAGACAGTTGAGTAGTTAAATGAAAATAATAATTTTTGCGTTAGCCCTTTTTCTTTCATCCTGTTCTTCGGTTCCCCTTTGCGGAGAGCGTCAATACAGCGTAACGCTGCCTTCGGGCATCCCATTCGTTGATGGGGCATTTACCATTACGAAAAGTTCAGACCATGTAGATTGCGAGAGAGCCCCGGAGGAAAGGGCATTGCCCAATGGTTAGCCACCAAGATTTAAGTGAGATTTGTCAGGAATCGTACAAGACTTCTGACTTTGAAGAGGCAAACATTGAGTGCATTGTTAGAAATTCTGTCTTTGCATTCCGGGGTACTGATGAGCCGAAAGACGCAATAAGGGATGTCAGGATACTCCCGCTTTGGACAAGGGAGTTAGGCTGGTGTCCAGCAGGATTTTTAAAAGCTGGTAAGCGTTTAGTCAACAAGGTTACGTCTGTATGCCTTGAAAAAGACATTGATCCTAAAAGCCTAGAACTGACTGGGCATTCGCTTGGCGGGGCAGTAGCCCTTATTGTTGGAGCGTTAATGGTAAGGGATGAGATTATCCCAAAACAAATTGTGACCTTTGGCGCACCTAAGTGCGGGAGGTTAAAGATTTTAGACGGAGTGCCAGTGACGATGTATCGACACGGCAAGGACATTGTTCCACTGGTTCCTCCGTTTATGAGAAGACATTGCAAGATGCTTGAATTTAGAAAGCCGGGAAACAGTTATATTAAAGACCACTATATGGTCAATTATGTAGAAATGGGAAAGTCTCTGGATTACTGATATGAGTGGAAAAGGTAAAAGGCTGGAAGACAATAGCGAATACGCTATGTACGATGTGGATGGTGACGGCACTGTAAGCGATGAAGAGCTTGCCATGTCTGAGCGTATGCAGAACCTTAGTGTGATGCACGAAAAAGCTGATGCCCAGCGTAATATGTGCTGGTTGGCTCTTTTGGGAATGCTTCTATACCCCTCTCTCGTAGTATTTTGTGACATGCTTGGACTAGAGAAAGCTAGTGCCGTATTGGGCGACATGTCATCCATATATTTCGTCAGTGTCGGCGGTTTGATCTCCGTATGGTTTGGCAGCGTTGCTTATACTAATACTAAGAACGGAGGCGGCAAATGAGCGTCGATGTAACCCAACTTTACGAGGAAATATCCTCAGATGAAGGGAAAATTTTGCATAAGTATTTATGCTCGGAATCCCACCCCACTGTGGGCATTGGGCATAAAGTGCTTAATACAGACCCGGAAGCTAATTTACCGATACACGATCCTTATGGTGATGTTCCAGAGGAGCAATGTATTACAGAAGATCGTTGCTATGAGTTGTTTCAGCAGGATGTTCAAATTGCTATTGACGGGTGTATAGCAATATATGACAACTGGGAAGACCTTCCCTCAGAGATACAGCACATTTTAATTAACATGTGCTTTCAGCTTGGGCAAGGTGGCCTAAGCAAATTCAAGAACATGAATTCAGCCGTTCAGGAACAAGCATTCTCTAGGATGGCAGAAGAAATGATGGATAGCCGTTGGGCGCGACAAACGCCAGAACGTGCTGAACGGTTACGAGATAGAGCGTTAGCTTTAGCTGACGCATAGGAGATAAATATGAGCATGTTTCCCGGTGATATGAGTTCCCGACTCAGAGCGTATGAAACTGGGGTTGGGCCAAGACCAGAAATTTTAGATCGGTTTAATAATATGCAATACCCCGGACCCGGCGGCGGTCAGGTATATGATCGTGGCCGCTGGGACAGGAGACCTATGCCTCCAAGAAAACCGCCCATGAGGGATCGTTTTTCACCCGGAAACAAAGGGGGAAGAAGCCCCGGACAGCACCCGCCTTGGAGGTCTCCAAGACCGCCAATGTTTCCACCAAGACAACAGCCTATGCCGCCAATGCGTCAAAACCCATATTCCCCTTCTCCTTTTTACCAGAGAAGAGGTTTTGACCCGTATGCACCTATGATGCCCCAAGGCCAAGGATTTGGCGGTAGTTTAGGCCAAGTTATCCCGACAAATATCCCATTTAGAGATCCGGGTTATGGTTCGCCTGTAAGAACACAGAACCTAATTCAATCTCTTTCTGGGCCTAATAGTTTGATGGACCCCTACAGGGGGCAGCAATCAATGGGTATGCTTGATCGGTTCAGGCCAAGGCCAGATGCTTCTATGCCTTATCCTATGCCCAGCCCTTACCCGGAATATCCTAGTCCTTATCCCGAATACCCTAGCCCTTACCCTAGCCCTTACCCTAGACCGGGAAGCCCCGGAAAAGGAGGCCGTCAACCGGGAGGCCGTCAACCGGGAGGCCCCGGAAAGGGAGGCAGGATGCCGCCTGACGATGGAAGAGTTTTCCCCAACCCCGGACTCCCTTACCCCGGAGGCGGAGGATTTCCACCCGGAGGCGATCCAAGGTTCCCCGACCTCGGAAATTGGGAAGGACATCCTTTCCCCGGAGGTGAACCAAGGTTTCCACAATTACCGGATGAGACTGGCATTGGAATCACCCCGCAAGTAATAACAGTGGGGCTTGACGGAAAAGAATACCCTAACCCCGCTGCCGCTGATGCGGCAAATCAGCAGTATCTGGCAGAGCAGGAGAAAATAAACCAGCAGCCAGCAATAGACCCAAGGGAAGATACGGGGGCTTTTAATTTTACCACTCCCCAAGAGTGGGGAGCGCAAATGTCTCCCGGCACATACACTAGGGATATCTGGATGAACACGGACGCTTTTATTGTTAAAAAACCGGACGGTTCTTTGGCTAGGGTTTGGAGTCAGGACGAGCTTAATGCTGCTTTAGGCCCTGTTCAACAGGAAGGCATCTTGTCCGGCAAAGACTTTAGCAAAAGAGAAGACGCAGGAGGAAATGTAGCAACTTCTGGAAATCCTTTTGATATGCCTTCAGTTGGAGAAGACGATGAAATTAGAAATGTTCTGGTTGACGATGGTTCCGGGAACCAAGGACGAATTAATGTTAATTGGGACAACTTGTCTGAGCAACAAAGAAGCGATTTGGTAGCTATAGCTCAAGCCAACCCTGACTTGAACGAAAGAGCAAAAGCTGCATATCAGTATATGGCAGACACATTTGGGATTTCCCAAGGGCGAGGCCGAGGAAGAATGGCTGGAGGCGGGTTAGCTTCGTTGATGAGAAGGCGATAAATAATGCCTCTACAAAAAATACAGTTCGCCCCCGGTGTAGACAAGGAAGGCACTGAGTACACCGCTGATTCCGGTTGGTTTGATTCTGACAAAATCAGGTTCAGAAAAGGACGGCCTGAAAAAATTGGCGGCTGGACAAAGCTAAATACAACAGCTTTCCTTGGCGTTTGCCGTTCTCTTTTTGCGTGGGCTTCTCTTGAAAGTGTTAAATATATAGGGCTTGGAACTAATTTAAAGTTTTATGTTGTAGAAGGCGTTAACCCAAACGACATAACCCCTATCAGAAGCACAACCAGTGCTGGGGATGTGACGTTTTCTGCGACCAACGGCTCTTCCACGGTCACCGTTAATGACACTAGTCATGGTGCAGCCAAGAATGACTTTGTTACATTTTCCGATGCGGCAAGCCTTGGTGGAAACATTACTGCTACAGTCTTAAACCAAGAGTATCAGGTTCTCAGCGTCACTAGCGCAAATGCTTTTACGATCACTGCAAAAGATACGGATGGGGATGCGGTTACAGCAAGCGCAAGCGACAGCGGTAATGGCGGCTCATCAACAGTGGGTGCTTACCAGATTACCACAGGTTTAACAGACTATGTTTCTGCGGTTGGGTGGGGTTCTAACCCTTGGGGTGACGGGACATGGGGCAGCGGATCTGCTCTTGGGGTTTCTGGTCAGTTAAGGCTTTATAGTCAAGACAACTTTGGCGAAGACCTAATATTCAATGTCAGAAATGGCGGTATCTACTACTGGGACGAATCCTCTGGCTTGTCATCAAGGGGGGTCAATATTACGGCTTTGTCAGGAGCCTCTAACTGCCCTACAGTGGCAGCACAGGTTCTTGTTAGCGACAATGACCAGCATGTCATTGCTTTTGGTGCGAATACGCTTGGCTCTGCTGATCAGGATTCTCTGCTTGTTCGTTGGTCAGATCAGGAAAGCGCGGCTGACTGGACGCCTACAGCAACAAATACATCAGGCGGTGTCAGGATAAACTCTGGTAGCCAGATTGTTGGTGCCGTCCAGACAAGGCAAGAGATATTAATCTGGACTGATGTTTCGGTGCATTCCATGCGTTTTGTAGGTGCGCCTTTTATATTCCAGTTCACAACTATTAGCTCTGATGTATCCATGATATCCCCGAATGCGGCGGTTAACGCCAGAGGGAATGTTTATTTTATGGACAAGACCGGATTCTATATCTATAACGGTGCAGTCCAGCAGATCCCCTGCTCGGTGCAGGATTACGTTTTATCCAACATGGATATGACCCAAGCCTTTAAAGTTTTTGCGGCAGAGAATAATGCTTTTTCAGAGATCATATGGTTTTACCCTGTCGCTGATGGCAGTGATTCGGAAATATCAAATTATGTTAGTTACAACTATTCAGAAAACCTCTGGTCTGTAGGAACCCTTGCCAGAGGGGCTTGGCTGGATAGCGGAGTCCTTGATGGGCCGATAGCTGCCAGCACAATTACAAGCTCGGATAGCAACTATATCTATAACCATGAAGATGGGCACGATGCAGATGGGTCTGCGATGACTGCTTACATCGAGTCTGGCGACCTTGAGATTGGTGACGGCAATAATTTTATGCTTATTGACAGGGTAGTCCCTGACTTTACGTTTTCTGGTGCCAGCCCAGAAATTACAATGACGATCAAGGGTAGCGATTATCCTTTAGAAAGCCCTTCTTCTTTAGCTACAGCAACAATTACCAGCAGCACTAAGCAGGCAAATGTCAGGGCAAGGGCAAGGCATACGGTTCTAAGATTGGAGTCATCAAGTGCTGGATATGGCTGGAGGTTAGGTGGCTTCAGGTTTGGCATGAGACAGGATGGGAGGAGGTAATGGCTGAAAGACGCAGAAACCCGCTGCCAGTCCCGCTGGGTGAATACAATACCCAGAACGAGGCAATCACCAGAAGAACCTTGGAATTTGCCTTGGATCAGCTAGAAAATGATGTAGACCTTGCCAAGACTCAGGGTGACAAGCCGGGGTCATTAGCCATGAGAAGGTTTCAGTTTCTTTTGATGGGGGCTTCCTAGTGGCAGACGCTATAAAGGT